GTAAGAAATGTGCACTAGCTAGCATTTTATAAATAACTAGAAGTCCACTCAGCGAAGAGACCAGTTTCTTTTCTGGCATCTGAGCAAAGGTTATAATACGGGAACCACCCGTATAATAGCTTTGGACCGATGAATATCTTCCGAATTAATACGAGTAATTTTACTCCCGCAACAGTTAGTTCCAAAAATTGAGGGGAACTGAACTGGCTGCAACCCACTAAACCTCTAACGGTGGATTGCTTTTGTTGTTTGACTTAATACATGTTTATAGCCGGCGAGGTAGAAACCTGCGGTACAAACTGTAAAGGTGGGACAGCGATAAAGACTGAAAAGTCAGCATCATCTGCTACAGACCGGGACACATTATGCAATTGGTGTCCGCTACGAAGAGTCAATCCTGTCGTAGTGCTGCTAGGGAGGGCAATGGTTACAAATCCGGCAGTAACTGCGGAAGAGGAACCTGAAGCCATCTGGGTATAAGAGTTAGTAGCTGATGTATAAATACAATCAACCACATTCCTAGCAAAGGTCGGGGTATATTGGGGAACTTCCAATGACACAACATTATTTTGATTAATGTTCTGTATAACTTTTGGATAGTTGAGAAGGGCTGTAATGCCCGGGGTATCAGTTGAATATAATACATCTGAAGAACCGAATTGGTTATTATTAGTTTGCAAATACGTAATAGTTGAGCCATTAGATGCGTCTCCATTCGTGTAAGGAGAGACGCTCAGTAAACCACTTAACATTCCATTATCAATCACATCTCTAATTCGTACTCCACCGCGCCACATAGCATAGCAAGAAGCAACAATTGAAACAAAATCAGCTTTATGAATGTAGGCTGGTACAGTTCCAACTGGTAAACTTCTAACGAGATCAGGACGCATAAATAAACAAGCGCCATTAAGCTGCACAGTAGAAGCGACGGTAGCATCGTTAAGTTGTATAGGAGTATATCTTTTAAGAAAGACCCTCAAAGAGGAAATTTTGTCACCCATAGAAATCGCAGAGAAAACGTGGGGATCGGCTGATATAGAACTAGAACCGATAGTAGCGGAAACGAGTTGTGAGTCTTTAGTAAGACCGGATTGAGGAACAGCATTAATAGGAGTGAATTCAAAAGAAGCAGGAATAGCAAATTCTAGATCATCACCTCCAGCTATTTCACACAAAATCGTGACTGTATTAGAGACAGAAGCAGGGGCAACCAAAGGGTCAATAACATCTACTGATAATTGACCAATATTGGTGCCAATAAAGGTATAAGGGTTCCTACTAATGTACGGGATAATAAGCTCGATCTCTGTTGCTTCTCGGATATCTAATATCATGCGATTGGCATACCAGGGAGCGCCTATATTGGCAATCTCGTCAGTAGGGTAGAAGGTAAAGGCTAACCTTCCGGAGTGAAATGGAGTCTTCACTAACTTGAACTTAAATTTCAGAGAGCCACGCCAATATGTAAACATATTAGCTACGAAGGAGACTGGGGTGAAATGAATCAAAGGAAAAGAACCTAATGATTTATTAACACTGACAGGAATATTTACCAAATTTCCAACAGGAGCCGATTCAGGAAAGGCAAATTGTTGATAATAGGCATATTTCCGTACAATGTACGCAAAGTCCATCTCGTCGTAAGACGTACCGCTCAATCCATCAAGTAATTTAACACCTGGTTTGGAGAGAAAGGATAAAGATCGTGAATCTGAATCACCGTCAACATTTGTATGAGACGGAGCGTTCAACCGCTGAAATTTGACATGAGTATCACCTTGCGTGGGTTTACTAAAGCCGAAAACGGAAGCGGTTACTGCAATTCGATCAGCGACCCAAGAAATATTGGAAGCGTAAGAGGAAAGCAGTGGGATATGTGCAAATTCTTTAAACCCTTTTGCAAATGCACGTGCAACGCCACTAATTGGTCCATTCTGTTTAGAAGAAACTTCTCTGTCAGAGATACCAGATTGCGGGGCGGCAGCGCCAACCAATTTCACATTCTCGAACGATGCATAAAGCGTGTAGGAAGCTGTGGTGGAACCAGTTGGTGCTACTAAAGGGGAATAAGGGTATAGATTTAGATAGCCAAGGACTCCTACATTTGTCGCCGAAAGAACAGAACTCATAGGATAAAATCCTTGGACTGACTGAAAAGGGATAAGTAATTCACAGGAGGTCTGAGAACTAATATCTAATTCAACGTGAGGAACTGTCGTTCGTTGTACTAGTGTAGCCATCATTTGATTATTTCGAGCTATTTGTTTAAACTGTGAGGTGGTAGGGGTTGAACCTGCAAGAGGTACCCATCCCATCATGTATCGACCTTGTTGAAAGGGATTCGCATTAACAACTAGACGAAAACGGATATCCATGCGGATTCCGAAAATGCCATCTAATTTCTTGAGCCACATTAATCCTGCGGTAGAATTGAATATAGACTCGGGTATAGGGGTTGAGTTCAAAAAGGAATAAGTATCTGAAATATTAAAAGATCCTTGTTGAACTACAATTGGTTTAGCTAAGAACTGTTGAATAGTTTGTTCTGTAGCCTGGGTATCTAATAAATTAATAATCGCAGTGTTAACATGTGAATTCATAGATTCATCCATTTTAACAGCCAGGGCATCGTCAATAAAAGTAGTTGTAGCTTCTTTCATTGTACCGGCACCATCGCTTACGATTGTATCGTTGACCACGTCAGGTGTGGCACCCCCACTCGTTTGTACATGTAATAACGAGGAATTACTGTTAATTGACATTTGAATGTCTTTCGCATTAGTAGAGTTGTTTATAGGTATAGCAATTCTGTTTGTAACCTGTAAGAGTTGAATTAAAATAATACAGGGGAATAACAACGTTTGATCAAGGGAATGCCTTTCCTGTCGTTCTCTGAATAGAGCAGGATAATCACATAGCAGCAATACTAACTGAATAGTTATAAGTGTTCAGTATAGCAAGATCACACTAAGTGTTGTCTTTGGGACTTGGTGGTAGTTTAACGTCATACCAGGACGTTTCCTAAATTTACTTGTTTTCGCTTAGGAACGAAGAGTGATGATTTTCAGGTTTCACCAACCTTGGGTATATTATAGACACCACTCCGTCTTAAGAACGTCTTTATAAGCCGTCTCAAAGGTAAAGTGGAAAGGAGCATTAGGACTAATATCAGGATAATAGATAGTCTTTAAATCCAATAGTTGTGGAACCCATTCATCAAAAACTTTCTTACCGTGGAGGGAAAATTCTTTTATAGCGGAACCAACATTATCTACAGCAATAGTATCGCCTACTATGCCTTTTTGTGTCCAATTAAGCATTTCTGCAATTGATTTTATTTGTATAGGAGCAACCCATCTTCCAAGTTTAGGGTCATATCTAAAACTTCTTTTCAAAAATTCTATATCTTCTAGTCTTCTAAATTTAGTGAGAGCAACTCCTTTAGATTCAGTGGTATATGTCATTCCTAACTTAGCCATTAAGCCAGGTAGAGTAAGTTCATTAAAGGTATCTTCTAAATCTACTGATACTGAAAAGACGTTATCATCACCAAGTACATAAAGTACAACGTTGCAATTAAATATCTTTATATCATGGCCGGCAAATTGAAAAGCGACTCTGAAACTAATATGATTATATATAGAGTTAATTAAAGCGGTAAGCCAACATCCACTAGGGAGGGAGGAATCCCATTCGAATATCATCCCGGCATTGAGGTGTATTGAATTAACAACTTCGCTCCAGACGAATTGACGAATCATATTCGCTTCTGGATCAGAAGTACCATACCATCTGGCTATAATATCATAAACAAGCCATAGAATAGCCTGAGTTTCACTACCATCAAATTTACTATAATCTCCGGCGCCAAACTTAGGCAAGCCTTGTCTATCAACAAATCGCATCAATTCACGAGTCATGACATCCCAGTCTTTACTATATGGATTTAAACCAATACCATGACCTAATTTAATGTTAAGTCGGGTAAACATGGACATAAAAGAGCCAAAATACATTCTTCCGATAAGAAGTACTTTGTTAAAGGAACAAGCTGAAAACATTCGTGTTGAGCCTTTAAAAGCTTTAGAACGTTCTCGCTTTTCATCTTTAAGACAATCAATATAAGCAGACCAGGGTCTAATATTATTCTTATACATATCAATAGTGTCATTAACATCTTTTTCAAGAATGTCAAAAACTATATCTTTAGAAAGATCGTCTTGCGCTTGACAAGCAGCATAATACTCTTTCTTCCAATTAGTTTCCCCTTTAAATTTGTAAGGGAGACCAGCACTGGTTGAAGGAGAAATTGAGCTAACATTCTCAAAAGCATGAAGTGCTTCTTTAAGTGGAACAACTCTCTTGCCTTCTAGAGGAGTAGAATCGTTTTGATAGATAAGATCATAATAGGAATCACGAGCACCTTCTAAAAAGGAGTAGGGTATAGGCTGTGGTTCTCGAGCATAATTGAGAAGAGAAACCTTCCACGGGTCAATATCAACACCATTATATTTAAATGGGCGTAGTTTAGCAGGAATAGTAGCAACTTCATTATAAGGCTCCGGTAGTCTACTATGAAAAGCAGATTTCTTGATTGAGGAAACAGACATAGAACCAGATAATATGGAGGAATCTATACTGTAGCTTGGAGCTAAGAGATCAGTTTTATCATGTACAGGTAACAGGGTTAAAAATTTTGGAATTTCCTCAAATGTAAAACATTGAGGTTTAATTTCCAGAACTTCAAATAATTGATCTACTCGTTCTTGGGTAACTATATTGGAGTAACCATGAGTAGTACTTCCAGCGATATGAAAGCCAAGAATATAGCGACCATTAAATTGATTATTTTCAATAAACAGTAAAGAACCACAGTCTCCTTCTCCCGTAACGGCAGAATAAACTACAGTTTCATTCAAAGCATAGTGTGAATCTTCGTCAAACCATTCAGCTTTTACAGCTACAGCAGTACCCGTAAATTTGGCACTGAAATGGGTGGATTTCAACAAAAGATCACGTCCTTCCAAGTCCTGATGATAAGTCCCCAAAAGGGAAGCTTTAAAACCACCAGTTCTAGCAAGAACCTTAATATCAGCTTCATTCAATAAAAATTGATAGATTCCGGTAGAATTAGCATTCATAACAGGAATATGTACAATACATCTATCGTTGTCAGCAGCTACATCAGTAGTAGAATAGTGTTCGAGAAAATCATTGATAAAAACACGCGTATTATTGCGTTTAGTAGGGGAGGATAAAATAACATAAGCACCCTTACCAAATTCATCTTCTGCTGATTCAGCTAGCTGATAAATATAGTGTAGAGGCATTTCAAAATAATTAGATTTTATATTTACACAATGTCCAACTCTGAGGGTTTTTCTTCCTTCAGGGGCTAGAGGCCTAATTAAATAGATGACATATAGGAACTTGTTGCATACTACAGCTTTTATATCTGAAATACCACCGCGAGTGTCATTGAAAATTTCACTTTTGATCTTCGGTAATTCAGGTATATACATATCATTTGTAAGACCACTCTGTGGTTTAGCATGTACGCTTTTCCCAATTTGTGCGATTGTGCGAATTCTTGCTTGTTTACCTTGTTTATTAGGCGCTTTCATTCGGTTTAGATCTACAGATTCAGGTAGGACAACATCATCTATCAAAGGAGCTGTTTTCTTAATTATAAAATATATTAAAGAAGTAAGCATTCCTCCAAAGAACAAGATTGTAAATTTGTTATCCATGATAAATTGCATAAGCTTCTTCATAGGAATTTCAAAATTATTGCGAAAGGTATTAGCCTTAACATCAAACAACATATCGTCGTAGTGTTCAAAACCAAGATCTTTATATTCTTCTTTAGCGATTCGTGTTAATGATCTGACATAAAAGTCAGCAACATAGGCTACGTCTCCTTTGAGAAGCGCAAGCAAACTATGCATTTCATCTAGAGTCAATTTAAGCAAAAAGCTTTGTTTCCTATTAAATAAAATATCACCAATTTCTATACTCGTATGTCCGTGTCTGGCATAAATAGCTTGAATTATATCGCTTTCGTATTGTCGATTCTTAATAAGATTCTTTTCGAATTGTTGAGCAATAGCATCCATAAGTGTAAAAACGGGATCATCTGAATTTTCAGACATCGAATCCTCATATAGTGTTTCTTTGTTTACCTCAGCACTTTTAGTAAAGAGTCTGGAGTAGTCATTCTTTTTAACTTTTAGATTTAATTTATCAGCAATGTTATCGGCCATCTTTTTATTCGTAGCTTTATTTACATAGAAAGTCGTAACATTAGTCTGATATTGTTCAATAATAGTAACCATAAGATCTTCAAAGGAAATCTCTTTTTCTTCAATTATATTAGTTCCTTCAAAACGCTGGAGTTTTAAAATCCAAAAGTCATTAGGGACAAAAGTGTTATCGGGTAAATATTCATCATCAACGGCTAAACCCATGGTAGGG